CGGACCTACCTTGTCGAGCAGGTTAGCGAATCGCAGCCGTGGCTATACCGTGACGACGACGGCGAGCACTGGGTCCTGACCAAGGACGGCTCGCTAATCAACCCGGACGGCGACACGGTCGCTGGCGCAACGCTGGAGCCGATCCAATGACCGAGAAAACCGAACCGAAACGCGGTCCAGGTCGACCACCAAAAGGCCGCAAAATGATCCGAGCTTACATCGACGCGGACGTCTACGCGGCATTCCTCGAGGAGATCGGCGAGCGCGCGCATGGCGCGATCTCAGAGAAGCTTACCGAGATTTTGCGACGCCGATACGCACGGCGCGGAAGCCTCTAATCCGTCCGTTTCGGATATTTGATCTCGCGCGTTTTCAGCGCTTCCTTTGCCAAGCTCGACCATGGGACAGGGCTGAGCTTGGCAGCGAGCTCCAGAATCGACTCCCACAAAATGCGCTCTAACTCGCGCGCCGAAGCCGGGTCATCCGTGTGCTTCTTGATCTCCTCGATCGACTGCCGGATATGGTCGAGGCATGCGGGGAGCTCGTTCATGGCTTCAGCGCCGCGATGTAGCCGTCGACCCCGTGCGCCGCGATCGGGTCCGGCTTGCCATCCCATTTGCGCCGTATCGTCAGCGCGCAGGCCTTATCCCACATGGCAGACCACCATCCGATCTGCTTGTGGATCTTTCCGTTCCGGTCGATGTAGCGCTCTCCTGCGGTGTGCCGGTATCCCCAGCGCCGAGGGGGAAGGTGTGGGACCGGATCGAGTACCCGACGATAGCGCCTGGTACGTTCGTCGAGCTCGTTCAGCCGGTTGTATTCCTGCGCGAACGTTTTATTCCCGACCCGCGGGGAGCCGAACGTCACCACCCGTGCGACGACCGACCCGAGCATGGCCAGCCGGAACGCGAGGATCTGCGCCGCGGCACCTCCGAGCGAATGTCCGACGACGTAGAGTCGGCGATTGCCAGGGGATCGGCAGGCGTCGAACACTCGTGAGAACACTTTCGAGACGTACTCGGAGAACCCCCGATGTACCTCGGCGCCGGGATCGATGGTCGTCTCTGCGCGTGTCTTTCTCAGCCGCAGATCGGTAATCGTGTCATCAATGGATGACGTTCCTCGAAAGCCGATAACGGTCTCGCCATCACGCTCGAAGATAAACGCTTCGGTGTCTCCTTCGATGATCGGCAGGCAATCCCACCCGAGGCGGAATGCCGCATCCTGCGAATCTCCCGGCTCAAGGTAGCAGACCGCGGAGAGCTGCGCGGCTTCGTGGTCGCTAAGCATGGGGAACGCATTCCACATCACCGAGCTCTGGCAGCTTTAGCGGCTCTTGGGTCAGAGCGACACGCACCAAGTTCTTCAAGATCGACAGATTGTAGATCGTCGTATAAGGCGCCTGCTCCTCGGGTACGGCGATCAAGCTGGGTCCGTCGCTCGCCGCGTTGTCCTGGATCAGCGAGCATTCGCGCGCGTCGTTCGCATCGGTGACCTGTAGTAGCACTTTGTGACGGTGGTCGGTGGCGAGCGCGAGCATGCACGCGCCGAAGAAGCGCCGAGCTTTCTGTTTGGTCACGTAGCCTTTTTCGAGCAGCTTTCCCAGCGCCATGAACGCAGCGAGCTCCATGCCGCTCAGGCCGAGGCAGAGCGGTTCCCCTGGCGTCGGCTCATGCGCTGCTCCGTGCTTTTTGAACGTCTTGATAACGTCCTTCGGGACTCCGAGCTTCTCTGCTAACTGGCGATCGGTGATCTGGATGCGCTGCGGCGCGGTGGTCCTGCGGGGTCGAGCCAAGGGACGCTCGAACATGCGGTCGGGGTCTGTTCTGTGCATGGCCATGGGTTCCCAGGTCAAAAGGATCGGCGCCGCAGGTGTGTACAAGCCGGGACCCGAGTTGAGATCAGGCGCAGCGCCGATCAACACGAATGCACGATACAACGTAGGATGCTCCTTGACATGCACGAAATGGACATCGACCATACAAAACGTGTACAACCGGTTCCCGGTAGATGGTTCTATGCCTGGAGATCTGATAGGAACCGGATACCGCGCTGACGTCGGAGAGACGGCTACGATCTACGATGTGCCGATCTTTGCCGAGGTTCCGGCAGGGGTAAAGGGGCTCGAGGAAGCGCTTGATCGCGCTTGGCTCGAAGAGGCGCTCGCGACCCATCAGACTCTATTCCTCGAGGGTTACATGGCGCCGATACACATCGGACACCATGGCAACACGGATGCGCCAGAGTTCGCTGGGCATGTCCGCTTAACTCGCGTCGGTGACATCTCGATCGGTGGGGAGCTCAAGGCCTGCTTGTTCGCCGATCTGGTCAAGGTTCCGATCGACATCTATGACCGCATCCGCTTGGGTCTCTTGCCGTCTCGATCCCCGGAGATTCCGCACGGCAAGGCCGAAATCCGGTCTCTTGCTCTTCTGAGCGACGAGGCACCCCACAACAAGATGCCGCTCCTCGAGATCGGAGAGGAACGGCAGACGACTATTTTTGAGACGTCCGAAGATCCGCTGATGGCGGTCGCTGCGTGCGACACCTCTTCTGTCGCGATCTTCAGTTTTCATGATTTCCCCCACCCAAATACGGAGGTGCCGATGGCGACCCCGAAGACCAAGACGACCCGTAGAAAGTCGTCGAAGAAGGCAACGGCGAAGAAGCCATCGGCGAAACCCGATAACGTTTTCGCCGATGATGACGACGGCGGCGACGACGACGATGCCGAGCTGCAAGACGGCGCTGGCGATCTCAAGGCGCAGATCGATCAAATCCTCGACTGGATGAAGGCCGTGCAGCCGCTGATTGACGCCATGCAGGGCGGCGGCGCTCCTGCTCCAGCCGAGGACGAGCCGGTACCCGCTGAGTTCTCGGATTCCGAAGGGGACACGAACGACGATGCGCAGGCTGCGCTTGTCGGTCGCTTGACGGTGCTCGAGGACAAGCTTAATGCACGCGACGAGGCCGACGAGGTCGCAGAGTTCTGCGATTCGACGTTAGACGAGCTCGATTCCGAAGGTTACGAGATCACGGCTAACGCTCGATCGAATCTCTCAAGCCTGCTGAAGAACGCGAAGGACCGCAAATCAGCGGCGCAGACCTTCGCTAGTTCGATTCGTGAAGGTGGCCGCATGAAGCCAGCCGAAACGCTCGCGGAATTCGAAGACGGACCCGGAACTGCGATGAACGATCTCCCCGAAGACATCGCAGAGTTCGCCGAAGAAGGCGACCAGGCCGAGGTCATTCGATTGTTTCAGGAGTACGAAGCGCTCAGCGATCAGACCAAGGAGCGCATGAAAAACACGACGGCGGCTAAGTACGTCGCCCGCCACCTCACGAGAAAGGAGGCGTAAGCGATGGCACTTTCCGCACGATCCGATTGGACCTATCTCGCGACCAGCGACATCATGGAAGTGATCGTCTCTGACACCGTAGAGGTTTTCGATGGCGCCCTCGTATCTCTTGACAACTCGGCCGGTGAACTCATTCTCGCCGGGACCGACGTAGCCGATGATGTCTTCATTGGCGTCGCTATCGTTAGCGACACTAGCGGCGACTCTGTTACCGGGAACACGGGTAACACCGTTACCTGTAAGGTCGACGTTGGCGGCCGGACGATTCGTAGCGTCGCTGTTACCGGTGTTTCAGCCGAGACGCACGTCGGCGACGCCGTTTGGGCTTCCGACGATCAGACGCTAACCCTCACCGCCGTTGATTCTGGCAACCGCGTCGGGGTGGTCACGAAGTGGTATTCCGGAACGACGTGCGATGTAGCACTCAAAAACGGAATCGACAATCTCATGGATCCCCTGAGCTAAGGAGGCATAGATGCCTGGTCAACCAATTGGCGCTGGTGCCTCGCTCAATACGGCACCTCTTCAGTCTTCTATGCTCGACACCTACGACGTCGAGTACGAAGCATCGCGAGAAATGCTCGCGAAGTTTACAGATTTCGTCACGTCGGCTCCTGACCGCGAGTCGAAGTACGTTTATTTCGAGAGCGTTCCGGCGCTCAAGTATCAACCGTATGACACGCCGATCTCGGTCGGGTCGTACACGTCCGTACAGTACACGGTCGAGAACTACATCTACTCGACGCGCATCCCGTGGTCGAAGTGGGACGAGGCCGACGACCAGACAAACGCGATGCTCAACCATGCCGAGGATATCGGCTCGCGAGCGGCGCAGATCATCGAAGAGCTGGTCTTCCAGGTCATCAACGGAACGACGGATGCGGACCTGCTCCAGTCGATCCCGAATGCAGCGGACGGTTCGGCGCTGGTCATCACATCGACACGCTTCGGCCGCTCGGGTGGTAACAGCGTCGCGGGTGCCACACCGACGACGGACGCATTGGCGATCACCAGGTTCTATAGTGCGCTTCAGGTGTTCACCGAATTCCAGGACACCGAAGGAAAGAAGCTTCACTCGGGAGCCAAGATCAAGGCGGCGCAGTGTATCCTTCTTACAAACGAACTCGATCGCGCTGTCTGGGAATCCGCATTCATCAACACGCAGATTGACGGCTCGGCTGGCGGCAAATCGAACGTTCTCCAGCTCAGCGGCAAGAACCCCGACATGGAGTTCAATACGCTAATCGATGACAGCAAGGCTTTTGTAGCGCTCAAGAGCGGCAAGCCTGCGATGCTCGTTCAGGAGCGCACGCCGTTCTCGACGGTACGAGCCGACGACAATAATTCGGACACCGCACGCGACATCGGCCAGCACTCGCTTCAGGGCGAGATGCGCGTTGGTATCGGTGCGAATGTTCCATATTCGTTCTGCCAGAACGTGAATTCCTAATCCTTCCATGTCTCAGCCAGGGGACCCGGTGATGTCCCCTGGCTACTCCTTTCACAATAGGAGACGGTAAATGTCTCAGGTAACAGCACGGAAGAGCTCAAGGGCAGTAACGTCCGAGCCTTCGACCCCGAAATCGATCTATCGCGAAGAGTACAAACGGACCCGCGAATGGTTCGCCGGTCTGCTCGGTTTCGACATCGAGACCCCTAAGCTACCCGACGAAGCAGATTCCCCATGGCACTTTGTGCCGAGCGCATCGCGTATCGTTGGGCCGCTAACCTTCGTCCACAAGTCGAACCCGCTCGAACGCCTGGACAAAAAGCGCCTGCGTACCAGCGTCGACAAGCCTGGCCACTATTGCCATCTAACGTTTGCGCAGATCGAGCAAGCGCTGGCAGAGCTTCATCGGCATGTGGTGCGTGTGGAGCTCGCGAACAAGCAGCGCGAGTACGGCGAGACGATCCCATGGCGAAGCCGAGGTCGGCCGCCGCTGGGTGGGTCACGCAAAATCGAGCTCGACGAGCGCTGCGTTCCGGTCTCGATGTTCGCGGTGCTTCTACCTCGTGGCGATCCGCGCATCCCGATCGACATGGACTATCGGTCGATTGAAGGTGATCGGCCGCCGACGATCGCGGACCTTGAGCCGGGTATTCTCAAACAGACGGTGGACGAGTTCGAGTTCTCCGAACAACACGCCGTTTGGCTTCCCCCGAGATACAAGTAAACCATGGCCATTGCCGAAGACGACGTCAGAGACATCATTGACCGTGTCGTTTATGCGTGGAAGCAGTATCAGGACTTTTTGACCGATACAGGCGGTGAGCACTTCACCGGCTCCACGAGTAGCCTGGAGCATGATTTCCGTACGCAGATCCATGATGAGTTCACGAACCGCGTAGGGATCGAAGCAGGCTTTGAAGGGCTTCGTAGTCTCCTCGCAGGTGCCGAGGAAGAATTCTCGAACGTCTTCGACCAGGCCATCGTCGAATACGCTCGATATTTGAACCTTGTAGAAACGGACGTCGACACGATCCTGCGGAGGATGTACGACGATTTCATCGATCGAACACAGACGGTTCGATCTCGCGGATTTACGCACAATGATCCCGGCGCGATCGCTGGAGGTGGCAATGGCGTCGTCTACAAGTTCCATGTCATGCCGAATGGGGACGTGATCGAGAACAGCCATGCAGAGACTAAGACGATCCGATGCATTCAGGACGGCGGCTCAGGTTCGACGATCCATGAAGAGCTATTCGAAATCGTCGGACAAGATGCGGAACGGGACGACATCAACCGCATCGGCTCCGGTAGTAGTACGACGCTGTCAGCGGTATCCGGCCTGTCGACGTCGCAGCTAATCGAGAACCCATCTTTCGACGAAGGGACCAGTGGGACGGATCTCACTGGGTGGACGTTTTTGAGCGGCTCGTTGGCGTCGAACACGGCCATCGGCTCGACGTCCCCAGCGCCGTACCGTACCTACTTCGGCGCAGCATCCAGCAACCGGCTCGAGTTCACGACTGGCGGAGACGTGACGATCGAGCAGGATTTGATCGATCGCGGAATTAGCTTCCGCTCGGATACGCCGGTCTTTCTTTCTCTGCGCGTTTACGTTCCAGCCGTTCTATCTGGCGGGACTCTTACGATAACGCTCGGTGACCAGTCGCACGCGGTGACACTTACCAGCCTGACAGATGACACATGGACGACGGTAATATTCGGCTCGGGTTCGCAGACCGCAGGCGGCACGAAGAACTGGTTCGATAACTTCCGCACCTCTGGCGAGCTCAAGCTAAAGATAGCGTCCGCGTCCCTGGCTGGCGGCTCGGTCTACATCGATGACTTGTGCATGCAGGAGTTCCACCCGTTCGATGGCTCCTGGTGGGCTATCCTCGGCGGCTCGAATGCTTTTGTGCAGGACGACGAGGCGACATGTGCGGACACATCGACCGACGCAGGAATGCTTCAAACGTTCCTGTTCAAAAAGAAAGGTTTCTTCTTTCCGCATCTCGGCGCCGCTGAAACCTGGTCCGATCCAACGGGTACACCGTAATGGCTCTTTCTGACCGAGTTACCGAACGATACCGCGACGATACGACGCTTGTGCAGCTCACGCAGCACGATGACAACCTGTCGACCGTCGATACGACGGTTCTCGGTTATGCCGCTGACGACGTCGAAGGCTGGTTTCTGTCGGAGCTCGGATTCGCTTACGACGAGACACGGAAAGAACATGTTGCAGTCGCTGTCCAGGGTGTCGTTCTGGCACTGCGAACGTGGCACTCGACCGCAAACCCGGACGACGACCAGCGGCTCGAGGATTGGCGCAAGGGTACGCTGAGGGGCTTACGTCGTCGGCTCGGTGCTAAGACATCATCGGAGCTCACACCGAGCGACGAGAACCCGACAGGCGGCACGGTTCGGCCGCGCTTCGATCGGCCGGACTTCAATGACTTTGTCCCCGGCAATCGAGGCAACGCATGGCCGAACAGAGACTGACGCTCGAAGAGATCCAGTCGCGATTCCGCGACATGCGACCGCTCTTGACGCAGCTCGGCGCCGCTGGTATCGCACGCGCGCAGCGAGCGTTCCGCGAGAAAAGGTACGGGAACACCCGGTGGCCGACACGTTATCCCGGCATGCCGGAACCGTTCATCAATATCGCGGCGGCGCTATCGGATCTTAATCGCGGGTTTTTTGTGCGACCGCAGCGCTTCGACCGCGAGCCGGTTCTCCGTGGTCTCTCAGGTGGTGGCGGTATGCTGGCGTCAGTCAACGCGGGAATCGAAGGTCGGGATACTGTGTGGGTCGGCTGGAAGAATGGACCGGCCGCATCCTACGCGGGAAAGCATCAACTAGGAGAGCGCGATTCACAGCCGATTAAATCGGTCGCAAAGAAGAAATATCGCGAGCAGCTTAAAAAACTGAGCGGTTCGAAACGCGAAGCGCTTCAGAGGATGGGATTCGTCGAAGAGGAACGGCGACTCGTGACCCGCGTTCACGCTCGTCCGTCGGTCGGCTACGCGGCTCGCGTGCACCAGGAAGATGTCCGAGAATTGATCTCGGCTTACGGTGAAGGCAGGGAGCTTTAGATGGCCACGGCCGACACCAAGAAAACCTTCAAGCTACGCGGCTCGTTAGTCAAGGACCCGACGGACCTGACCGCGGCATTCCCCCATGGCGGTACAGCGCTCGGTCTGGTCGGTGATTTTAAGATTCAGATACAACCACGCGCGAAAGCGATCGTGACGGCCGAAGAGTGGGGTGGCGTCGAAGTCGGCTCATCCTACCAGGCCGACATGGTCAAGCTTGCCGGTGTCCTGCGCGAGTTCGACAAGGACGCTATTCAGCAATGCTTCGCGAACACGGTAGAAGGGACAGTCACGCAGAACCGCGGCATTCGTGAGACGCTGACGAGTTCGGGACTCAAACCAGGTGAGGACACAGCCGCCAAAGCGTTTAAGGTTCTGATCGCTCCGGAAGACCCGGATCACGTTCCGGGGTTCTTGCTCTACAACGGAGACCCCCACCACAAGGAATTGACGTCGATCAACGTAGGACCGACGGAGGCATGGGGAATACAGATAGGGTTCCTCGGTCTACCCGATGCATCGTTTCGCATCTATGCGCACGAATTCCTTTCCGACATGGACATCTCATGAACAACGTTTTGAACATGATCGGGCTTTCGAAGCTGGAGCCGAAGGATTCCGAGCAATCCGCACAGCTCAAGACGCTAGCGCGTGACACCTATCGGCTATGGCTGAGAGCGGGGACGCCACCGTTCCACGAGTTTTATCGGCTGTCGCTCGAAGAGCAAACACAGTTATCGGAGGCCGGAGACGCGCATCGGGTCGCGGAGCAAACTCGGCTTGCCGTTTTCATCGTCAACGAAATCGAGGCGAAGCTGGCCAGCATGGCAGCGCACGCAGGTGGACCCGTCGAGGAAGGCGTCGAAGAAGCGCTCGATGACGCACTAGAGAAGGTCGGCTGATGGACGAGCTCCAGGCATTACGACAGGTCAAAGACAAGCTCGAGTCGGCGGTATGGCCATCGTCGTCGAACGTGGTGTTCCCGTCCGTCGTCATCAGCGCGGGACCGGTCGAGACTGCGATCGGCAATCGCTTGCGCCTGCCGTGCGCCGTGCTCATCCCCGGCGCCGGAAGCGCTGACCCGGATTTCCGTAACGACGCGCCTGGAATCCTACAAAGCGAATTCGTTGTCAGGCTGTACACGGCGGTACATGGAGACGATACCGGGGAGAGACCCCTACTCGGTGCGAACCGCACTTCGGAAATCAAATCCGCAGGAATGGGTCTCCTGGAGATCCAACGCAGATTGTACGCGGAGCTCGCGGACTTGGGACCATCGGACGGGATCGAGGCCAACGCGTACTCACGTGGTCCGTCGATCGGCGAGTCGATAGAGGGGCTCGGGTACCTGGTATCGCGCGATTACGGATTCATCGCAGCGATCGACACCGAGGCGGAATACCCGCCAGCGATGGATCTTGTCGGGACCGGAATCGGCGGGACTCAAATCGCCTGGTCGTGGAAACAACCGGCTGCGCGATTCGACCGGATATCCACGGTCATCATGCGCTACTCCGCGGGCTCCACGGCCCCAGCTACATCGACGGATGGTGTTGGGCTCAGCCCTGACACGGCGGTCTCGCACCTACAAACCGGCCTGAGCGCTGGCGCGCATTCGGTCTCGATCTTCCAGGGCTACGACGAACGCACAGCAACCCCGACCAACGTTGACCATGTGTCGGCCGCGGTATCGCGTACGGTGACTCTCTCCTAATGCCGCTCCGGATCGACGATGCCATAGTCCGAGTACAGGTTGACGCCGACAGCGTTCAGCAGCGCCTTGACGCGATCCGCGAAGCGGAACGGGAATCAGTACGCGCAGCGGATAAAGAAGCTCGTGAGAACCTGAAGAAGGCGTCGGAGGAAGAATCGAAGAAGCAGGAGAAGAAAGCGCAGAAAGACACGCGCAAGGGCTCAGGGCTGGCAACCGCTGGGAAGGTTGGCTTGGCTGTCGGCGCTGCTTCGCTTGTGGTTGATAAGATCGCTCCTTTCGTGCAGGGAATCTCCGATATGTTCGTCAATGGAGTGCTTTCGGAGAAGGTCGCGAACACCGTTAACGGCATTGTCGATGGGGCTGTTTCGGCTGTTCAGAGCGGAACAGATGCAGTCAAGGTCGAAACGAAAGCCGGGTTCGAAGCGATCAAACCAACATTCGACGTGCTCATGGCCAGCGAGATTTTAGGAAAGCATGCCAGTTCCGAAAAGGCTTTGGAGTTCTGGAACCGTGAACGTCAATGGATATCGTTCCAGAACCGCATGCGCCTTAACGGGGAACGTGCTTACTTGCGAAACTCTGGTCAGGCGATCGGCCGGATTATAAATCGAGGCGTGCTCGGAAGGTGACGTATGGCTACAGCACCAAGATCATTTTCAGTCACCTACAACGGGGTCGCAGTCGGCTCGACAGCAGGCCGCCAGATCACCGCCGAACGTTCTCCGATAGTCTTCTCGGAGGACGAGGCCAACGGCGAGTTCCGCCTGGAGTTTGATTACGTCGTTCGCGCGAGCGCTGAAGCCGCGTACAAGACCGACATCGGGACGATCAACACGGCCTACCGTACACCGCACAAGGATCTGACGGTAGCGATGGGGGACGGTTCGACGTCGTCGAATCTGTTCGAGTTCACCGCCGACGGAAGTTCGGGACGGCTCTACATTGATCCCGTTGTTACGATTTCCAAGCCTGGATCAAAACACGATTCGGCGCGATCCGGCTTATTCCATTTCGCGCTAACGGCCGGGCTGCCGCAGGATCAGCGAACGTCGAACGGCTCGAGCGGGTATCGAAATGGAACGGTGTCCGTTGACACGACACCCGAAGGCCGCCGCACGGTGACGATAGCAGGCGAGTACACAGCGGTCGGAACGAACGACGCACGCACGCAGCTGTCGAACCAAATCAGCGCACGAGAGACCGCGGTGCTCGAGGCGATCGGTGGAGCCGATTCGAACTGGTTCCTCGCCGAAGATGTCTCCGGGGACGTTGACGATACGCGCGACGGTGCCGACGCGGGCCGCGGTTCCGTCGTCAGGTTCACGCGGATTTATCGCGAACAGATGGTATCGGAGCCAGGCGCGGACCATGAAGGCCTACTCTCTGGCGCGACGTCGCTACTGAACAACCGCGATCTCGTCAATCCGTCATGGAAGGTAGAACGCACGACGGCGGCACCGCTCGAGGAGCTCAAGCTACGGAAGTTCGTATCGGCGACGGTGACATTCGAGACCGGTGTGGCGTTCTCGCGTGTCTCTGGCCTGGCCGGTCTAAAAAACCTCTGGGAAAACACGATCCTGAACTTCCTGATCGCTGAAGCTCGCGTCGTACTCGGGACCGCGGCTACGGGGATTTCCGAGAATTCCCCGGAGTTCGACCCGGTCGATAACCGCATCTCGGCTACGCTAGTCGTCAACGCTGCGGCGCTGGGTGGCTTGCCGATCTCGATGAACATCCAGATCCAGGACACCGAGAAACCCGGACAACTTGCGATACCGGTAGCCGTTCCGAACCCTAACGCAAAGATCGAGTATCAAGGACCAGGCGAGTACATCAGGCGCATCACGATCACATCGACGCACTTTGATATACCGCGCGGTCGGCCGCTCCCGAACAAGCGACGCATGCCGAAGCAGGCCGGTCGAATCGTCCGGCTGGATGATTTCTCGGCGGAACGCGAGGCGCTTGGGGAACGTGGCGATTCGCTGCAACTCATCACGACCGTGCAGACGATCGAGTTTGAATACTTCAACCCGGTCGGAGCGAATGGACAGGCACCGATAAAACCGGTCGGTGAACCGCTCGATGCGGTGAGTGATTTCTTTGGTCCTGATCGTCCGGATGTCGGACTCGGTGCTCCTGACCGAGGGCTCGGTCTTGGTGCGCCGCAACCGAATAGGCCGCGGGTACCTGTCGGGGGTCTCTGATGTCGATCGCCACAGCCGCAGGCCGGCGAACGTTGATGGGTATTCCGGAAGATCCGGATGACTCATTTCACCCGCCTGATACTCGTCACTTTCTTTTTCTCGCGATCGGCCTGACGTTCGACTCGTCAGTAACGACATCGGGAAAAGGTGACTCGGTTCAAAAGAATCGGCGGCCGATCGGTGGAGGCGCAGGGGGTCCGAACCCAGCGGCGGCCGGTGCGCAGCAAGCCGGTGTGCTTCCGCGTGGTGCATGGCTCGACGGCATCCCGCTCATGCATGACGCGACGATCCAATGGTCGCTTAAGGAGGGGATCGACCCGGTCATCGAGACCTTCGATATAGACCCGCAATTCTTAGGTCACTTCGTGGCGCGAGCTGCGGATAAGAAGCCGATCACGCTCGCGATCGTCTCAAACGATACCGTCGCAACGTTTCGCGAGCTCTGGGTCATCGGGTTTCCCCCGAGCTCGAATCGACATCTCGCGCGTGTCGAGATCGCCGACCGCCGCTGGTTCTGGAAGTCGCGGATTTGTCTAAGGCGTATGAACATGCGCCGCAAGGCTGGTGTACGCAGAGTTCAGGACCCCGCAGCGAAAGAGCTAGCAGCCAAGGAAGTAACACTCGAGAAAATCGAGTATGCGCGTTATTCGCTCAGGCATCCCGAGGGTGCCGTAAGGGCTTCGAAGTGGACGGCACGCGATGCTCTGAAGTCGGTTCTACGCGATGCCATGGGTGCGGAGGAAGAGGTCCGTGGTCGAATACCTCGCGGAACGATCGTCGTCCCACCAGGAATCGGCCGCGGTCAGAGACAGGCAATGCGTCAAGCGCCGCTGGAGAATGTCGAGCTCGACGACAGAGCCGACGACGCCGTAGCGCGCATGCTCGAGTATATCCCCGGCGCGGGTATCTTCATCGACGCCGATGGCAAGGTGGTTGTCTATCAGAAGGCAACGCGAGCCGACCGAACTATCCGCAATCGTCTCTTGCCGCACAAGGAGGGCAAAGGACAAAGCGCGGTCGCCGATATGTTCGCGCGTCGTCCGAGGTCGGTACGGGTCTTCTTCACGTACGAAGTGGAGGTTCGTTTCGATTATAAATCAGAAGGATCTTCTGGTGGTACTGCCGTCGTTGTCATGACGGAAAAGCAGCGCGAAGTAAATCGCCGCATGCAAAACGTTCTCGATATCCCGGACGCTACGCTGCCGATTCGAGCGATGGTCAATGACCAGATGGACACGGTCAATTACGCTCAAGGAAACTGGGTGCCGATCGATGAACATCTATTCACGGCTTGGGGTGCTACTCCAATCGGGGGAGGGGGTCTAAACGATCAAACGATCCGTCGTGCATTCATCCCCTATGTCGGACTCTGGGAAAAGGTCGTAACGATGGGCCTTGCCGATCCGGATGCGGATTGGGGTGCACGCGTCGGCAAGCTGATCCAGCACTGGCGCAAGACCTTTCGTCTACCGCAGCGATGGATGGATCGGACGCTCTCAATTGAGGCGTATCGCGTCAGCACGCTCGATCGCGCTACTGGCTCCCGTGCGCCTGCGAGTGCTTATACGGACTTCTACGTAGTTCCAGGACAACGAGCCTTCCATGTGGGCTTGGGTGTCGGCGCAAAACTGCGTGCAAACCTCGGGGGACCGGTGCTCGGGTATCCCCGGCTTAATGGAGTATGGCCAGATAACACGAAGGCAAGCCCGTTCAGCGTCAGCATCGAGGACGCAGACCAAGGAATTATTTCGTTCGATTACCTGCCGCATCCGTCGTTCCTCGAGACCGAGATTCTCATGGGGACGATCGAATCTGCGAAACGTCCGAATGGCCGCATCGGAACGAGCGCTGGCAATGGTCCGCCTGCGTGGGATATCACTTGGTCAACCGGTACGATTCCGGAGCTACAAGCCGACTGGGGCATCGCGACAATCCTGACGTTGACCCCAGCGGCGCCGAACGACACTTCGCAACTATTCATGATCGAGGTTAATCCTGACGACGTCGTCGGCATGGTGCCGCCAGAGGTTGCGGCGAACCTTCAGGGTGCCGACGCAGTAGGACCATCATGGGAAATCCGCGTACCACGATCCGAAGAGACGGCGCGTGTCGCTTGGATTGAAAAGGACGCGGGGAAAATCGTAGCTCTATTTGGTGTCAACGCACCAGCCGAGGAGAAGCTAGGAGACGACAAGCCAGATAAGAATCGGCAACTCGCACGCCAACGCTCAAGGGAAACCGAAAAGCTGATCGTGAACCTTGAAAGCGGGAACGATCAAGGCGCCGCAGGTCTTAAGGAGATCGCTTTGGCATTCGCCGCGAACGTCTACACGCAGCACGCGAACCGCGTGATGGGACAGATCGAGGGGCATCTACAACCGGGGCTGGTGGTTGGCGCGGACCCGACGGTGGTTGGTGGGCCGCAGCACAAAGGCGTCGGACCGGCTGGAGCGCTCGGCGAGGTGGTGTTCGAGCTGCACCCGAACGGCGAGGGGTCGAGCTCTGCGGCATTCCCCGAGCACTTGCCGCAGGTGCCGATGTGGAGTTTTCTTGACGACGGCACCCGTAAAACGCTGATGCGAATAGTCGGAGATAGAGCGACGTGAGCCACGACGGCGACTCAAGACGGAACATCGGCGGGCCGGGAATTCTCCCGCTCAGGTCTACGCACTTCGACACTCGTGGCGACACGATCGAGATGCGGACGTCGGTGCTCGCCTACGAACAGGCAGAGACGGCGCCGCCGAGTGACGGAGGGCTATCGATCCCCGCTCTACTATCGGTCGGCGACATTAACGGCGGCATGCTCTGGCGCAAACCGCTCGCGGGTGGTGGTCGCGACATCTCGATGTGGCGATTCATCCATCCGTGCATGCTCGGAGAACCGGACCCGCCACCACCACCGAAACCGCCGAACCCGCCAGGTCGACCGGGTATCGATGTCGGCGTCGGTGGAGCTCCTCGGCCGCCTGTCGGCGGTGGCATCGAGGTCGGGGGAAAACGCAAGGCGTTGAACCCACTCGCGCCACCGAAGCAGCGTGCAGGCGCAGGACAGCCGGATGGCGGTGGTGCGGTAGCCGAGGCAAAGCCGCATCGTCATCAGCGCGAACCGACGCGCGTTCTGGCTCCTCGCGGGAACTGTCCACCGATTCCCGATTTCGACTGGTTCGGCGTCGAGAAGGTAGGCGGCGCGTTCAAATACGAAATCGATCGGCGGCTCGAGGCGAAAAGTATGTTTGTGCCGCAGGGACGACTCGGCCGACAGTGGCCGCTCTTCCCCAAGAATTACCTCTGCATGGCGGTGCCGTCGAACCTCGAACGCGAGCAACAAGACCTTGTTTTTCCGGTCGACCCTCGGCTGATCGCGATGAACGCGGTCGGTAGTGATCCGCAAGTCGGATCGCTCGTTTGCGAGATGAAACAGAACAACGAAGGGGAAATTGACGACGAGGTGTGTCAACCGCTCCAAGGTTGGCTTAAGGTCTCACCGGGTCCGATGGATGGACCGTGCGCCAGGCACTTCCCACGCGGGCCACATCCGATGCTGGTCATCAACAAAAGCCAGTGCGAAGACGTTCTCGGGGGTTGGTTCTGGGATAACCCATCGGGGAACGACAATGTTCCATGGGCGAATCCGGTCGCCGGTCATGTCTCAGGGTCTTTCGGTGGACTTCTCAACACAGGTCCACCCGGAGACTTTCACGCGCTGGGGAACTCTGAGAAAGACGGAACGATCCGCAACCCGATGCACATGAACGGGAATGCGTTCTGGATCTTCGGTGCCTACAACTACGCGAAGGACATCAAGGACGGCGGCAAGACCGACGGCAACGGGACCGGCGATGGACCCTTGAAGCACGATCACGAGGATGAACACAAGATCCCCGAGAAGGGACCGGAACGCATCCCGGTCGAATTCGTTTGGAATACGCATTCCGATCTCAAACACGAACACCCGTGTGCGCCTGGTCGACCGCTCCTGAACGGCCGCCACCATTGGACGGCGTGGATCGATCACGGAGACAGTTATAAGCCACCCTACACGCCGGAGCGGTCACCACAACCACCGCCGGTAATACCGCCAGGCGGGACGCGAGACTTCGACCCCGGTGGCGATTGGCCTGGTGTTGGGGACGTACCACCGAAACCGATCTACCCTCGATCGCCTGATTTGTTCGATCCAGGTGTCCCCAGCGGTATACCCGGAGTTCGCAAGAGCCGGCCGCAGATTCAGGACAAGGGGACGCTACGCACGCCGCGCATCTTCGTGGAGTGCATGCGCGAAGGTGCGTACCCCGGAATCCTTGCAAGGCCGCAGCATTTCGGCACGAACGCCAGAGACTTCCGGAACTGGAAAAACCCCGACGAGGCCGAGTACCACACGGAGAAACTACAAAAGCCGATCACCGCACGCCTGGAGGCTTTCGGCGCGCAACGGGATTCGACTTGGGATTACACCCACCAGCCGAACACGACAGGCCGTTACGCGCCGCTCGGAACGGCTGATGGTGGGTTCGTGCTCTTGCCGCCGGAGGTATCGCTGGAGGAAGCGCGCGACGGGACCGAGCCAGGGACGACATCCGACTCGTCATTTGTGATGGCTGACGGTACCGAGTTTGGTTTTGGGAAACCTTCGACCTTATACGGCAAGCTCGGAACAGGGTACTCTATCAGGCACGATCCGACGGCTGACCATCTCCAGATTTTCAAGGTAACGTCGACTCCGTCTGCTCGGTCATCATCGGGTCGATTCGTTTTCGGCGATGATCTCGAGGTGCAATCCAGCGGCAAGGGAATCGTCGTGACTGACTCGGGAGATGGGAATCGTTACAGGATCCGCACAAACAACGGGGCCATCACAGTCGATGCGCTATAGGGTGAACCCTGATGAGTGAAGAGAGACACGACATTTCGCGCGAGGATTGCATCCTTTTTTGGAATCTATTACAGGGCGCATGGGCCAGCGGGTTCTTTCAAGATCCTGACGCACGCAAGAGAGCCGTCGAGACCGAGCAGCGGCTACAGAGTATCGTCGATCCTAAACCGGTCGAGACCGATGGGACTGCGTGATCTGGGGGAGGGATCTGTTGGCCAAGAAAAACAAGGACGACCAGAACCATGACGACCCCCGACGGCTCGGATATTGGATTCGCAAAGGTGGCGGATACGGCGGAATCGTTGCCGCGATTCTCGTCATGTACGGAGACTACACCGACCGCGGACACCAGCTCGAAAGGCTCGATGGAGATATCGGAGCCATGCAAAACACGATCGAGAAGCACGCCGAACGCATCCGCGAAATCGACTCCCGCGAGCAACAGGATCGTTTCGTTATCGAGACTTTGCGAGCAGCGATTGCAGAGATGCGCCGTAGTATTAATGAGCGGGATCGTTAGCGCTGGAATCGTCGCCTGGGTTCTGCGATCGGTGCTCTGATCGCAATATCTTGAGCTCTACCAGCTCGGCTGAGACCTCGTCGAGCAGAGCATCGATGAACGCTTCGGCGAGCTGTTCGATGGTTTCGTCGTTCTCGCAGCGATAGCCGCGCAGGAGCTCGAGCAGGGTTTCGGCGGCTGGTCTCATAAGGATTTCGAGTAGTTGTCTCGGGTGTAGAGGCGCATGTAACAGCGCGTGCAAAACCCGTGCGCCTGGTGCCGACGCTCCGTCGATCCGCAGTATCGGCAGCGGTGGTATCGTCGCGACCATCGA